TCTGGTCAGGGTGGACCTGGTTTCTTTAGAGGTGGAGCTAGAGGTGCTATTGGTAGTGCAGCGATTGGTGGTGGTTTCCCCTTGCTTTTCGGTCAGGGTAGTTTAGGAGCAGTTGGTGGTGGAGTTGGTGGTGCTCTCGGTGGAGCAATAGGTGGTCAGTTTGGTTTTTCTTTGTCCATTGTTGGTACTGTAATAGCTCAACAAATTCAACAAGCTATTGATTTTAGAAAAGAAATTGACAAAGTAAATACTGCGATAAGAGATACAGGTGGAACTTCTACATTTACAGCAAGTCAAATTAATGAATTAGCAAAACAATTAAAACTAACTAAAGAGGAAGCTTTAGAGGCTGTTAATGCTTTTGGAGGATTTGATGCAGCACAAAGAACTGTTTTAACAAAAGTATTTGGAGATCCTTCAACTTTTAAGTTATATGCTTCTATATCTAAAGATGCCAATTCTTTAATATCGGCTATTCAACCTTTAGTTGATGCTAATGAGATAAGTATCACACAAGCACAAAAAACTCTAGAGATATTAAATAAAGGAGGGCTTGATGAGGCAAAAGTTTATTTAGAAAATTTAAAAGAACAAAAAGAACTTGATTTACAAATACAAAAAATAAATAAAGTAACAAATGAAGATAGACAAAAAGCAGACGCTATTTTTAAACAGTTTTTCTATCAAGATCAGGATGGCATTATGCGATCTTTGGGAATTTTAGAAAAGATGACGAAAGAGGAACAAAAAAGATATACTCAAATGTTTAAAGGAGAATATTTTAGAGATCAAAGAGTTAAAGCACTTATAGATGAGAATGAACTTAACAAACAACAAACTAGGGATCTTTTACAACTTCAAAGAGAAATTACTAAAGAATTAGAAAGACAAGCAATTATTCAAGCACCAGCAGATGAATTAAAACAATTATTAGATCCTTTAAGACAAGTAGATGCTTTAAGTAAAAGTATTGGTGCGAGTTTTGCTGAGTCATTTAAAGGTATTGTAAAAGGTTCAATGACAGCACAAGAAGCATTAAGAAATTTATTTATGCGTACAGCAGATCATTTCTTAGATATGGCTGCACAGATATTAGCAGCACAGATAAGAGTAGGAATTATGGGAATGTTTAGTAATTTATTTAATCCATTTGGTCCGACAATGGGTGGAGAAGGATATTTTGATCCTGTTACAGGGCGAGGTACGGCAGGGCCTAATTATGGACTAGCTGATGGTGGAACAGCAAGATCAGGAAGATCATATCTTGTTGGAGAACGTGGTCCTGAGATATTTACCCCAAAAAATACAGGTACAGTTATTCCAAACCATGAATTAGGTGGTATGGGTGGTTTAACAAATATTGTAGTTAATGTAGATGCTTCTGGTTCCTCTGTTGAAGGAAATGAAGAACAAGGTAGAGAACTTGGTCGTATGATTTCAGTTGCTATACAATCAGAATTAATTAAACAAAAACGACCAGGAGGTATGCTCGCATAATGGCTACGTTTCCTTCAATAAAACCTACTTACGGACAACAAAAAAGATCCGCACCAAATACCAGAACAATTCGTTTTGCTGATGGGTTTGAACATAGGATATTATTTGGATTAGCAGAACATCAAAATCCAAAAGTTTATAATTTTACTTTTGAAGTCTCGGAAACGCAAGCAGATGAAATAGAAAACTTCCTTGATGCCCGTGCAAACGATAGTGATAGCTTTGATTTTACTGCTCCTGGAGAATCTACTGCACAGAAGTTTGTTTGCGAAGTATGGAATAAATCAATACCATATAATAATAGAGCTACAATACAAGCAACATTTAGAGAAGTATTTGAACCATGAGTACTGCTCCAATTATTACTGATCTACAAAAGATCAACCCTTCAGCAATAATTGAATTATTTAGTATTACAACTGATGCTGCATTACATGGATCAGCAGCTACTTATAGATTTCACGCTGGTACAAATAGAGTAGGAAATGGAGATATTATTTGGGCTGGTAATACTTATATAAAAATGCCAATACAGGCAGAAGGTTTTGCTTTTCAAAAAGGACAATTACCTAGACCTACTTTAACTATTAGTAATGCTCTTGGAACTATTACTGCCATTTTGCTGAATGTAAATTCTACAACTACAGGTAATGATTTAACAGGTGCAACAGTTACAAGAATTAGAACTTTAGCTAGATATTTAGATTCAATAAATTTTCCAGGAAATACTAATCCTTTGGGAACACCAGACCCTACAGCAGAATTTCCACAGGAAATTTATAAAATTGATAGAAAATCAACAGAAAATAGAGAAGTCGTGCAGTTTGAACTTGCAGCAGTTTTTGATCTTGCTGGTATTCGTGCTCCCAAAAGACAATGTACTAGAACAGAGTTTCCTTCAATTGGTACGTTTATAGCATGAATTGGAAAGAAGAAGCACTTGTTCATGCGAAAGACCAAGATCCTAAAGAGTCTTGTGGTTTATTATTAAATATTCGAGGAAAAGAAAGATATTTTCCTTGTCGTAATTTATCAATGACAGATCATCAATGTTTTATTATTGACCCAGAAGATTATGTAAAAGCAGATAATACTGGAGAAATAACAGCCGTTATTCATAGTCACCCTGTAACACCACCTACACCTAGTCAGGCAGATCAGATTAGTTGTGAACAAAGTAATCTTCCATGGCATATTGTTAATCCAAAAACAGAAACTTGGGGATATTGTGAACCTTGTGGATATAAACCACCTTTACTTGGCAGACCTTGGGTTTGGGGTGTTACCGATTGTTGGTCTTTAGTGAAAGATTGGTATAAAGAAGAAAAAAATATTGAGCTAAAAGATTGGGATAGACCTACAACACCAGAAGAATTTATATTGAATCCTTTATTTGAAAGTTGTGCTTGGAGAACTGGTTTTAGAGAACTCAGAGCAGAAGAAAAACTTATGAATGGTGATGCACTGTTAATGTCGATTGGATCTGCTGGTTTAAATCATGTAGCTATTTTTTTAGATGGAGATGTTTTACATCATTTAACCGATAGACTATCTTGTAGAGAGCCTTATTCTCAATGGTTATTAAAGTGCACAGGAGGGAGGTATCGTTATGTTGCGTAAGTTAAAGCTATATGGCGAGCTTGCAGAGTTTGTAGGGCATAAAGAATTTGAAATACAGGTAGATAGTCTTGGAAAAGCAGTAAGTTTTCTTGTTAATAATTTTCCGCAGGTAGAGAAATATATGAATCCTAAATATTATCAGGTAAAAGTTGGTAATTATGCTGTAAATCAGGAAGAGATACATCACCCAATAGGACAAGAAGATATACATATTGTTCCTGTCATAAGTGGTGCTGGAAGTGGCACAGGAAAAGTATTACTAGGAGCAGCGTTGATTGCAGGTGCTTTTATTATTAATCCTGCTTTATCTTTTAGTTTTAAAAGTGGTGTAACTGGATTTGGTACTTTAAAAGGTGTTTCTGGTGCTATAACACAAGCTGCTGTTTATCTTGGTGGTGCTTTAGTTTTACAAGGAGTAAGTGAGATGTTATTTCCTTTGCCTAAACCAAAAGAATTTAAGTCAGAACAAGATCCACAATTATCATTTAGTTTTTCTGGTACGCAAAATACATCAAGAGCAGGTACTCCTGTACCAATAGTATATGGAGAAATCGTGACTGGCTCAGTCGTAATCAGTGGTGCAATTGATACTCAACAGGTACAAGCATGACGAAACCTAAAATTATTAGAGGATCTGGAGCACCTTCTCCTCCTACCCCACCCCAACCAACCAGAGCACCTGATACTTTACACAGTAGGCAGTTTGCTACTTTTCTTGATCTTATTTCTGAAGGAGAGATTGAGGGTTTTGCTTCTGCATCAAAAGAAGGCAGAACGCAGGGAACTGCTGCATATAATAATGCTGCATTGAAAGATGTATTTCTTAATGATACTCCTGTTTTAAAATCAACTGCTGATTCTACTAGTCCAGCTACGACAGACTTTAACTTTCAAGATGTAACATTTAATCCTAGATTTGGAACGTCAGGTCAGACGAAAGTTGAAGGTATTGAAAGTAGTTCTTCTGTCACAGCAGTGGGTATTACTGTTACTCAATCTTCTCCTGTTACAAGACAGATAACAAATTCAAATGTTGATGCCGTTAATGTAACTATAACCTTTCCACAATTACAAAGAGCAACAGAGCAGGGAGATTTACTAGGTTCTTCTGTCCAATTAAAAATAGCAGTTCAATATAACTCTGGTGGTTTTACAGATGTTATTGATGATACTGTCACAGGTAGAAGTGCTGATGCATATCAAAGGGATTACAGAATAAATCTTACAGGTGCTTTTCCTGTTGATATAAGAGTTACAAGAGTAACAGCAGATAGCACAGATTCAAGTCTCATAGATGCTTTTACATGGACAAGTTTTGGAGAAATTATTGATGATGCTTCAACTTATGCCAACAGTGCTTATGCTTCTCTTCGATTGGACTCTATGCAGTTTCAATCAATACCGACAAGAAAATATCGTATTAGAGGAATAAAAGTAAGGATTCCTGGTGCTGGTGCAAATAGTTCTGGTACTCCAACTGTTGACGCTAATACTGGTCGTATTGTTTATCCCGATGGATATATTTTTAATGGTGTTATGGGTGCTGCTCAATGGTGCTCATGTCCTGCGATGGTCTTATTGGACTTACTTTTGGACACACGCTATGGATTTGGCAATCATATAACAGAAAGTTCTCTTGATCTTTTCTCTTTTGTTACCGCTAGTAAGTTTGCAAATACGTTGGTATCAGATGGATTTGGAGGACAGGAAGCTAGATTCAGTTGTAATGTAAATATTCAATCATCTAGTGAAGCATT